AATTTATAAAATATTACTAAAAATAACTTGATTCTATTTTATCATTTCTAATACATTTGTAAACTGGGAATCTTAAAGAAATACCTCCATTTTGATTTTTAGTTTCTTCAAAATATTGTACTTCTATTATTTTTTCTATAAAAGCATCTTTATTTTCCCAAAACATTTTTCTATCTTCATCTGTATATCCTGAACCAACTTTTACATTATGTCCTTTATAATCTATTATAAAAGCTCCCAAAACCCCTTCATTTCTTCCTGTACCTTCTTCATAACCTATTATTTTACAATCTGATGAATTCATAATTTTTACTTTCAACAAATCTTTTGTCCTTTTACACTGATATTTACTATCTACCAAATTAATCATAATACCTTCTTCGCCATTTTGTACAGCTATATTTAATAATTCATCTATTTTATTTATATCTTCTCCAACATATAGCATAGGTACTTCTTTAACCCAGTTCGTTTCTAAGCTCTCTAAGATGTCGTGTAATTGATTTTTTCTTGTTAAAGTATCATTTATAGACACACCTTGTTTAAATTCGTCTAAAGGCATCATATCGAATATATTAAATATTAAATTAGTTTTCTTAATATCTTTTTTTCTTATAATCTTTTGAGTTTCTTGAAAAAGTTGTTTACTATCTAAGTTCTTATCATTTTTCAGCAAAATTTCACCATCATATACCATATTATCTTGCAATTGTTTAGCATCTTCTATAATATCAATTAAACCTTCTATTAGTTGTCCTTGCCTTGAAAATGTTTTTATAGCTCCATTCTCTTTCACTAAAACCATTCTATTTCCATCTAACTTTGTAGTTATTATAAATTTTCCTTTTACTCTATTTATATTTTCATGATATTTTTCAGCTAACATAACATTAAATTCTGGAATAAAATTCTTATGTATTTTATTTATTGTTTTTGATGTAATTCCTATTTTTAAAGACTTAGTTACTAATTGTTTTAAAATATCTTGATATTGTAAATCTTGATTATTGATCCAATTTTGAATTACTTTTATATGTTCATCTGTTCCTGTATTATTTGTTTTTAAAAAATCCATGACATCTATTATTGTATTCAGTTTATTATCTACTTCTAATTTTACTTTTTTATTTAATTTTTTAGTGCTTATACCTGTAACTATATAAGGATTATATAAAAAGAAAAGTATGTCTTTTAATAATTGATTGTCTTTGTTTTCTTTTAATATAGTTTCTTTCGCTATTCTACTTGAATCATTACCTATGCTTTTTAATATTTCTAAACATTCTTTCAAATTATTTTTCATATAAAACCATCCTTTTATTTATATTTTTTTAAATTATTTTAATTTGACAATCAAAGCATATTTGAAAAACAAATTATGCTTCAACTATCAAATTGTTTTTATTTACATTTATGGAATATTATTTATTTAACAAATTATAGCTAACTAATCCCAATTTTCAATTATTATTTCTTTATTTTCTGTTTCGCTTTCTGTAAAAATACTTATATTACTTATGTCTTCTTCTATATTAACTATATTTTCCATTTTAATTATGTACTTGTCCATTTCTAAAAATTCATTTTTCCCCAATATCTCTATTCTTTTCAAATTCGTATTGTGTTTATAGCACATATCTTCTAAAAATTTTTCATCTCCTCCAATTTCAGATATGGTTATTCCATATCCTTTATTTCCTTTTAAATAGTTCATTAATTTTACTTCCATGTAAAAAACCTCCAATAAATCCTTTTATTTATTTAAATTGTTCTATTTTATCGAACAAGTGTTTAGTTTTAATATAGCTTTATTATAACACAAGCTAAATCTAGTAACAATTATTTTTAAGTATGTTTTTTTAACATATTTTTTATAAAATATGTTAATGAACAAAAATGTTTTAACAATATTTTAATGATATTATAATAAAAATTTAACATTATATTTTTTAACAAATTTATTTACTTTTTTTAAATTATTTTGTATAAGTATATAAAAAATAAATAATTTGTCGAATTTAGTATAAAAGTTTCCAATTAGTTCTAAGATAATACATAGAACCAATTGGAGACTAATATATTTTATATTTCTATTACATAAAATATACTTTAGTTATTAAAAACTTATAATATCATTTTTAAATAAATTATATAAATTTTCATAAATATCGTAAAGACGATATCCTGCTTGTAACTTTAGCTTTTCATTTTGCTCAATATATTTAACAAAATCTACTTTCTTTAATTTTTGTCCAGCATATTTTTCCTCTGTAAGCTTCACCATTCTATTGACGATGCCTGAATGATATAAGCTTTGAACAGTTATATGTTGTCCATTTATATCTAAAAAATGCTTAAATATCTTTAATATTCTTGATTGAATTGTTTGACCATAGACTTGTTGTCCGCTATAGTTATTCATTCTAGCATTTAACTGAGCCGTAGGTGCTACTAAATAAGGAGAATTAACTATATCCGACATGTCATGTCTTCCAGTACCCTTACCATTTTTAAAATAGTAAGTGTCAGATAATATTGTTTTTTCAATCTCATCTGAAAGAAATTCATTGCATCTTAATTGTTTAGTCTTTCCTGTATCTTGTTCTATATATTCTAATATTTTATTTTCTTTATCATACTGTTCTTTTTTAATATTAATCAAATCGGCATGATTAGTGCCTTTTACTCCTTCGTAAATTAACAATGCCATAAGTCTATCTTGTGGGTTTACCAAGTCTTGTACTGCTTCATACAAAGTTCCTTCAGTGACATACTTTAAATACTTCAGTCTTTTATTTACTAAGCCTTGTATAAATTCTTTTTGAGATATTGTATTTAACAATCCAATATCCTTTTGGATACCATAATGCTCTGTGCAAAATTTTAAATAGTCTAATATTCGGTTCTTGTATGCTATCGCTGAACTTTCTGAACTAAAAGTCATATTTTCTAATAATTTAGAGATTTCATCAAGTGTAAAGTATTCTATTGTCCTATCTCTATCTATTATTTCTTCAAACGCTCTTATTTTATAAATCTGATTTGTATAATTGTCAACGGTTATATCTTGTAAATCTTGTTCATTTTTTAAAAAATTTATATACTCTTTCTTTCTTTCATCTAGCTCTCTAAAATATAATTTATTGAGACTAGTGAAATCCCTAATTTTTTCTGACATTTTCGTTCTCACCACTTTCTTCTACTTCGCTCAATATATTTTCTAAATACTCTTCTAGTTTTTTTATATTTGTTTTACTCATTTCATTTTTAAAGAGATGCATATCTTCTAATGCACCACCTTTTTTATAATCTATTTTTTTCAAAATTGTGTCTATCTTCTCTATCCAATTAGGATCATTAAATAATTTAGCAGCTATATATAAATAACCTCTAAACATATTCATATTTAATTCGTAGCCTTCTTCTTCTGATTTTTTTTCTTTTAATTTTTTATTCTTCAACATATCTTCTATTGAAAGTTCACGATCCCTTCTTTTATCCTTATGAAAACTTAAAATACAATTGAAAAAATCTTTTAAAAACCTTTTAACTTTATTTTTTCTTATTAAATCCAGTTCATCAAGCTCAAAATGTTTTAAACCTTCTGCAAAAACATATAGAGGAGTTAGTTTATTTAATGTTTTTACATCTTTCAATTCTCTCCCTAACTTTCCTGCTAATGGACTTTCTCCTTTATTCATATAATCAGCTATTTCATTTTCTATAGTCTTCTCCATAGCTTTAGTTAGAGTTTCATCAAGAGGATTTTTCTTGCTTTCTTGGAAAATATATTGTCTAGCTGAACTAGGGTCTAAGTTCATAATTTGAATTCCCATATTTAAAAGGAATTCTTTACCTTTTCTACGACACATATTTCTAGCTAAACTTCCCCCTGTTGTTCTATGATTTCCATCTATTAAGTTTAAACTAGTATTCTTATTTATTTTTATTATAATATCGTATAAACCGTTTTCCTTATCTATTACATGAAAATCTTCTTCTCCATTTGAAGGAACATTTATAGCTATATAAGTAGGTATATATTTATCCTGATACATACTTTCAGATATTTCTTTTATAGATTTAGAAAAAACTTTAGCTTTTTCTACATAAGTTCCTCTCCATTCATATTTTTCTGTTTCTCTTTGACAATTTATGTTATAAAACAGAATGCCTTTCTCTCTTAGGTCTAAAATATAATTAAAGTCATCAACGGTACTATAGATGCCTTCTTTCATAAACTTAACATTTTTAAAAACTACTGTTTTAAAATCTTGTTCTTCTTCTACAGGTAATACTGAGTTCTTATATTGTCTTATTTCATCTTCTGTAAAATAAAGTTCTGGATTTAGATCTTTTTGTAATTGTTGTTGGAATTCATTTAATTTAGAAATGAATTCTTCATCTAATAACATTTTGTAAAAGGTTTCTGTTATTAGATAAAGTTCTCTAGTATCAAGCATATCAATTTGTATATCTTGATTAAAGAGATTATTAATTCTTTCTTCGTTTACTTTGTTCTCTAATTCTTTAATCACAAAAGGTTTTTTCATTAAAAATTGTTTTAGACTTAGACAGCCTGTGATTTCTCTTATCAATCTATCGTAATTGTAATCTTTGTTTTCTATCATATTTTATAAATACCTCCCTTTTTTAAACACTTCTATATTATAACACTAATATACAACAATTTGCAATAACATTATTATTTTTTACCTAAAACATAGAAAAAATTAGAAAATATAGGTAAATGCATGTATTTATGCTGATTTATTGGAAAAATCTATCCCTAATTTAGTTTTATCATGCTCCGCTATATGTCTTAGAGCAGAAAAATAATTATAGAATATTCCTTGTTTATGAAATTTACCTTTTGCATCCTTATTCTTTTTATTTATATGTTGTAATATAAGCAAATTATTTTTAGACGGTTCTATGAACCATTCATCTAATATAGATGATACTTTTAAAGTATCATTTACCCATTGTATTGTTAAATTATATTTACTTATATAATTGTCAATTTGATGCTTTAACAATTTTTTATTTATTTCAAGTTCATTTTCTGTTGTAATTAGATTTTCTATTGGTATTCTATATCTATTCTTCCCTTTTTCTACTAGAATAAACTCTTTTTTAAATTTATTTAAATTTGTTTTTATATATCCTGTTTTTATTTGATTATCATGTATGAATCTAATTTTATTTTTCATTTACAATACAACTCCCTTTTAATTTATTTTATTTTATAACTAATATTTAAAAATAGCAACAAAATTTAAAATTATTTTCTTTGTTGCTATCATATTTTTTATTTTGTTTATTAGTAAAAGTAATCACATTCGAATTTTGTCTTAAGTTATTAATGTTTTCAAATATCATTTCATATTGCTTATCTTTTGTTATTCTAAGTAGGTATTCATATGTTTTTATTGCTTTCTGTTTTTTATTTAGCTCCTTATAAATATTAGCTAATAAAAATAGAGTTCCTTTATATTCAGTATTAAATTTATCTTTAAAAGTAATATATCTAAAAGATTTTAAGCAAAAAGATAATGAATCTTTTAAATTATTTTGATTTTTAAATATATTACTTTTATAAAAATAATAATACCAAATCAACTGATTTTGTTCTGCTAAAGTTATTTGATTATCTCTTATTAATTCTCGATATAAATCTGTAAGTTTTTTGTTACACTCCTCGTATTTCTTTTCAAGATACATTTCTCTTATTTTCATTTTTAATAAAGTGTACACCATTTCTTTAACCCCTCCATCGCTTTTATTATGCAGCAATGTTTCTTTGAAAATATCTATTAATTATGTTGAACTTAGAAACATAATATTGTGAACAATTTAAATTATATTCTTGACAATAATCTCTAAAATCGCTAACTTGAAATTTTAAAATGTTTAATAGTTCCTCTGAGTTTTCATTGTGTTTCAAGATATAACTTTCCATTTCTTTTAATGTTTTTATTTTAGCCTTTATTCTATTCACATCTGGTTTATCTAAATCGAATTGGATTTTTAATTTAGCATTAACTTTTCTCATAATTTCATCTGAAGCTCTTCCAACAACACTTAATATTTGAGATGTACTTATTAAATCTGTTTGTTCTACTAAAATAAGAGAATCTTCATTTAAACCATTCAATTCATCTTTTTTTATAAAAATATGTGTTGGTAATCTTTTTTTATTTAGTTTTGATGTAATAGGTATTATTTGAATGCTAGTGCTATGTTCTGTACATTTGTTATTTGGTACAATTATACAAGGTCTTTTACCTCCTTGATTAGTTCCTTTTGGGTTTCCTAAATCTACGTAAACAATATCTCCTCTTCTTTTCATAAATATTTTATTATTTAACATCTAATATCCTTCCCTTCTATTTGTTTTATTTATTTTCAACCCCATTTATTTTTTAAAATTGTTTTATATTTATTTCGTTATGTATATTATATGATAGAAAGAATACAATGTCAACAGATTTTATTAAATTATTTTAAATTATTTTGTGATACACAACATATTGTGTTAGACCTTTTAGAAATGTACATATGTTGTGGTCAAGATACCATAAAAGAAGGATTTTATATTAAATTATTTGAAGTTAAAACATTATATGTTATATTATAACTTGCTATTTGATAAGAAATATTTTATATGCTACATTAATTTAAAAACATATGATGTTATATTATAACTTTTAGTAAACTATCAAATCAACTATTTTATACATAATTTAAAAACATACGATGTTGTCTTATAACTGTTTTAAAACTGAATATTGTTAAATACTCAACTTGCTTAAAAACATTTAATGTTGTTTTATAGCTAGTTATCTAAATGAAGTTGTAGCATTTTCTACATAATTTAAAAACATTATATGTTATATGATAATAAGCAAAAAGACATTGAAAGTGCTATTGCTTTATAATTTAAAAACATTATATGTTATGTGATAATCACTGTAAAATAGCCATTCTTATATTTATTAAATCCCTCTAATCCATTAAAAACACTAGGTTTTATTAAATTTTTACCAGCTAACTACAATTTTTAAAAACATAGTGTTTTCAATGGATTTCTAAATTCAGTTGGTAAATTATAAAAATAAACCATTGCAATCTTCTATGTATTTGTTCATATTAAACAAACTAAATTCATTTATAAAACCTTCTTTTATGTCTATGTATTCATTTGGATTTTCTAATATGTAATAATTGTCTATGTAATCATTGTATATACTAGGTTTATTTTTATTAAAAACCTTAAACTTATATGTAAATAATCCTAACCATTTTTTTAGTTTACTTAACTTTATCATTTTTTTACTATAATCCATATTACAATCTTTTTTTAATTCGATATATTTGTTAAACATATTTTTACTATCTATTGTAATATCCTTCAATTTTAATTTGCAATATAAGTATAAATTGCAGTTTTGCTCATCTATCAATGTCATTGTTTTATCTATTTCTTCAAATTGAATAGTTCTTAGATTATTTTTATATGTATAATAATCTTTATTTAATTTTTCTTCTTCAAGTAATCTTTTATAATTTAACTCATAAAACTTATTAAATTGTTTAGTTATCAATAAGTGTTGCCATTGTTCATTCAATAAATTTCTTTCACATCTATAATCATCTTTATATACATCTGTAATTTTGTCTAAATGAAAGAAGTAAACAACTCCTTCTCTTTTAAAATTCCTGTTTATTCTTCCACAAAATTGTTCATCTGAATCAAGTAATGATATATCTTTAAAACCTACATCCATATCTATGTCTACTCCTGCTTCTATAGTTTGAGTACAAATTACTAATATTTTTTGATTTACAAAATTGTTTTTATCATCTTTTTCATTTATTAATTTTAAAACATTTTGTTTATATAAACTATTGCAATTACTTGTTATATTAAATACTAAATAGTCTGCACTTTTGAATTTTTGTTTATAATAATTATAAATTTCATTTGCTGTTTTATTTTTAATAAATTCTACTAATATTCTTTTATTATTTTTAATTTCTATATTTATTTTATCACATAATATATTTTTGTTAAATTGTTTTATATTAAGTAAATTAAAATTTAAACTTACCCTATTTTTAAAGTAATTATAGTAATAGTTTTTATTATGTATTAAATTAGATATATACGTTTTATCTTCTAGTAAACAATCCATTTTTGGCAACGTTGCTGACATTATTATTATTTTGAAATTCAGTAAGTCACTAAATTGTTTAAAACTATTTATTATATGTATCCAAAGATTATTTTTATACGATTGAACCTCATCAATTATAATAACAGAATTAATTATATTAAATAACATTAAGTTATCTATCCTATTATTACTAAACAATGCTTTAAACAATTTTACATGAGATATTATAGATACTGGATAATTTAATAACTGATTATCTAAAAAATCTTTACTATAATGTGTTTCATCTTCTATATCACTCTCTATTATTTCTGTTTGTGAATTTATCAAAACAACATCTTTATCATCTATTAATAAACTATTTCTAGTATTATTATATGTTTGTTCAGAGATAGCATTATAAGGATTTACAGATATTATTTTATTGAATTGTTTTGAATTATTTAATATATTCAATGCTAAATTAAGGCTTGTATTACTTTTACCACTCCCTGTAGGAGCTTCAAGATAGAATATATTATCACTTATACATTTCATTAAATTACTTTCAGATTCTAAAAACATTTCTGTTCTCATTTTGTTTAGTTTACCTAACTTGTCCTTATTATATGGATAATTTCTTATGCTTTTTATAATGTCTAAGTTATTATATTTATCATTAAATTGCTTTAATTTATTTTTGTTTATTGCATTTGTATGAAATTGTTTTTTATTATAAAAATTATAAACTGCTAAAAAATCACAAGTAACTATACTAGAATAGCATAATTTTATTAAGATATATTTTGTGAATTCATTAGTATATACGACATCTTTTATTTTATTTGTTTTAATT